ACCGCAGACGGAATTATCGATATGCACGAATGCGGATATGTTGAGGGCTGGAACTCCTTCCGCGCCGCCATGCTCACCAGTGAACCTGTAAGTAATCGTGATGAGTTGGCTGACGAAGTTACAGAGGGTATGCAGCAAGCCAAAGAAAACCTCTCTCAGTGGCTTCAGGAAGGAAAGCAGATATTCGATCCAGCATACCTGGAAGATAGAAACTCTCCGGTGATTCCGAAAAGATGGATTCCGGTAAGCGAGCGAATGCCGGAAGATAGTCAATGGTGCGCGGTTAATACTGAATACGGATATTACGTTCAATGTTGGTCAGAAGGTCAGGGATGGCTCGGTGATGATATTAGTATCCCTAACATTGATGTAACCCACTGGATGCCACTGCCAGCAGCACCGAAGCCGGAGGTGAAGTGATTTTCATATCCACTGAAATACTGGCAAGATACATTGAAGAATAATTTCTGGTCGAGGTATGGATGGAAAGCAGGAAAAAGTTTGAGGAAGAGGCGATGCGACGCGCTCAGGAATCTGAATATTCACCGTTGGGTAGCGTTCTAAAGCGGGCCGGAGACGGTTACGCCACAACGTGGGTAGACATGATGTGGGAGGGATGGAAAGCGGCAATGAATTCTATCGAGAATCACACACTCAAAGCACCTGAAAAAAAGTAACCTGCCTTTTGATTTATTAGCCTGTATCACTCATAATCAACGTGCCGGAGCTTGAACACCTCCGGTACCCGCTGCGTCTTAAATTGGGAAATTTAAGATGCGAAACACAAAGAGTACGCTACACCTCTCATCACAGATGCTGAAAAGCACCTGCGATTTTCTGCATTCTGCGCTGCCTGTTCGGGGTGGCGTATGAAACAGCAATTTCTTCTCCGCAACACCAACATCCGAACCAATGCCATTAACGCGATCAACCAACTTGGTATCGACGAGAAGCGCCCGGTCGTCATTGAGATAAAAGAGATGACCCGCTCAATCGACCAGAATGCGAAGCTTTGGTGCTGCCTGAGTGATGTCAGCAGCCAGGTCGAATGGCATGGTCGTAAGCTAACTCCGGAATCCTGGAAGAATATTTTCACCGCCGCGCTGATTAAGCAGGATGTAGTCCCTAACCTGGCTGGCGATGGCTTCGTTGTGCTCGGTCAATCTACCAGCCGAATGACCGTTTCGCAGATGCGCGACCTGATAGAACTCATTCACGCCTTCGGTGCCGAGCGCAATGTCCGCTGGGGTGATGAGTCACGCCTTGCTATGGAATGGTCTTCCCGCTTCGGAGGTGCACATGCATAGCCCTCTCGCCAAAGTCATAGAGCGCAACATATTCCGTATGCCCAAGCGCCGCCGCAAAGCTGCACCTGCGCCATCAGATATCCCAACCCTGAAGGGCTACACCGCCCGTCTTGTCGATCAAAAATGGCTGCGACTGGCGGCCCGGAGGAAGAGTCATGGCTGATTTACGCAAAGCTGCTCGCGGTCGTGAATGTCAGGTTAATGATATTGCAGGTTTTGAGGGGAGATATCAGATAACCGATCATGGCGATGTCATATCTCTTATTACTGGAAAAATCCTTTCTCCAGGAATTAAGCCGGGTGGGTATAAGTTTGTTGGTTTAAGTCCAGGTAAAGGGTGTAAGCCAAGTTACAAAATGGTCCATCGTCTGGTTGCTGATTCATTCATCCCTAACCCACTAAACAAGCCGGAGGTTAACCATATTGATGGCGATAAGAAAAACAACAGGGCTGAAAATCTTGAGTGGGTAACGCGACAAGAAAATGCCGTTCACGGCTTCAATACCGGATTGATGACGCATGGGTTTGAGCATCATTTCTGCAAGTTGACACCTCATCAGGTTATTTCCATCTATGCAGCCGAAGGAAAGTACCGAGATATCGGAAAGCTTTTCGGAGTTTCTGCGCAGACCGTTTGTAACATCAAGAAAAAAACAGCCTACCGCAGGTTTTTGGAGGTTGCGAATGTATAGAAGCAAAAAGTGGCTAGCAGCTGTAGGTCAGATAGAACAGTGCGTCCTGTGTGGTGCATGGGGTGTGCAGGTCGCACATCGAAACGAGGGGAAGGGGATGGGGATGAAAACAGACGACTGCGCAACCGCTGCAATCTGCGTGACCTGTCATTCACAGATTGATAACGGGAAAGTCCTCTCTCGCGACGAGCGTCGCCAGCTTATGGATCGCGCCATCGTCTTAACCGTTATTCAGATGGCCCGCCGCGGCTTGGTGGTGCCTGTATGAATACCTACAAAATCACATTACCCTGGCCGCCGAGCAATAACCGCTACTACCGGCACAACCGCGGGCGCACTCACATAAGCTCAGAAGGGCAGAAATACCGCGATAGCGTCGGCAGAATCATCAAAGACTCAATGCTGGACATCGGCATCACTGCGTCGGCGAAGATCCGCATTGAGTGCCACATGCCTGACCGCCGCCGCCGTGATCTGGACAATTTACAGAAGGCCGCATTCGATGCGCTGACTAAAGCCGGGTTCTGGCAGGACGACCAGCAGGTTGACGATTACCGAGTGAAGCGGATGCCGATTTTCAAAGGCGGCAAGCTGGAATTAACCATCACCGAACTGGAGGGTGCAGCATGACCCGCAGCCAGGCAGATAAATACGAATACGAAAGCATCCTCCGCGCCTTCGGTCCATACCGGCACCGCGGCAATCAGGAAACACAACGCCAGCCGGCGCAGCAGAAATCACAGGAGCCAGCATGAATACTCAGTACCTTGAATTTGTCAGGCAACAACTGATTATCGCTACTGCCGATCTGAGCGGCGCGACTAAGGGTCAACTTATGGCATGGCTGGAGAATGCACAATTCGATACCGGCACCTTCAAGCGCAAGAAGCCGCGTGTGATGGACTCAGTAACCGGAAAGATGATAACGCTTGATAATCCACCGATTCCCGGCAAGGAGTCCCGCGCTAAAGGCTCACATATCCCTTTGGTTCAGCCGGTAGAATACTCCACCGCATCATGGCGTCGGGCGGTCCTGTCACTGGATGAGCACCAGAAAGCATGGCTTCTCTGGAACTACAGCGAGAACGCGCGCTGGGAAAATCAGGTGGCAATAACTCAGTGGGCATGGTCAGAGTTCAGTTCGCAGCTGGCAGGGAAAAAGGTGGCCGGTAAAACGATGGACAGGCTGAAGGCGTTAATCTGGCTGGCGGCTCAGGATGTGCAAGCGGAACTGGCCGGGCGAGATATACACGAATATCAGGTGCTGGCTAATTTGCTTGGAGTGGCTAAATCAACATGGACGGAAACTTACTTACCACACTGGCTTGCAATGCGTAACAGCTTTAAGCGCCTTGATAGCGATGCTCTTATCGCAACGACGAGATCACGTTCACAACAAAAGGCGACAAATTACCAACAAGATATTGCAAAACCGAACTGAAAAGCCTATATTTCATGTAAATCAGATATTCTGCCGAAATTACATTAACCCGCCATTGAGCGGGTTTTTTCGTATCTGGGCCGGAAGCTCATGAGGTATGAGCGGTCCCCTCATAAGGGAAGGGTAGGAAGGTTCGAATCCTCCGCGGCTCATCACCTTAGCGTCATTAGCTCAACCGGACAGAGCAATAGCCTTCTAAGCTATCGGTTTCAGGTTCGAGTCCTGAATGATGCACCAAACCCGCTACCGGGACTTTAAGAGCGCCTTGCTCTACGGAAACACACCTCGCCCGTTCATCGCGGGCTTTTTTTATTCACACGCGCAGCCGGAAACACCCCAATGGAGAACAGCTTAATAGCGAGCATAGGCGCGGTTGTCTTTGGCGGCGGCGCGGTAGCTATCTTCTGGAGACCAGTAAGTGCAGCACTGGCTTCTCTGGTCACTAATAACCGCGCCGGTGGGGAGATCATCACCTACTACAAAGAGCAGGTCGTTCTGCTGAAGCAGACAAACGACGAGCTACGTGCGGAAAACAACTTACTGAGAGAAAGAAGGGAAGCAGACCTTCAACGGATATCTCACCTTGAGAGTGATATCCGCATTATTAAGAACTCTCTTCGTATTCTGATTGCCATGACCCAGGCGGAACCAGACGGCCAGCTGCGAGGGCAAGTTAACAGCATGCTGGAAAAGCTGGAAGGTGGTAACCATGAAAGTTAAAGGCTTTATCCAGAGCCATAAGCGACGAATAACAGTGGGGGCGCTGCTCCTGTTCTTCTGCGCGATTTGCAGTCTGATGACGGTGCTTTTCATTTACTCGAATAATCAGGTTCGCAACGAATACCGCTCAATCGCCGATAAGCGCGATGAGAAGGTTGAAAAGTTAGGCGAGCAGGTAGGCGAGTTACAGAAGAAGCTTGATCACCTGCCTGAACAGACAGCGGAGAAGACTGCTGACAAAGTTAAACCCCTGGTCGAGGAAGAGAAGGAATGAGCCAGATAATCTCAATCCTCAACTTTGAGGAAGGTTACAAAGAGAAGCCCTATATCGACACTGAAGGGTTTCCTACTGTGGCATGTGGTATCAAAATTGGTCCGAAAGGTGCCAGTCTAAGCAATTACACCTTCTCTGTACCACGGGCAGTTGGCGATGTCTGGCTTCAGGTATTCGTTACCGGCGTACAAAACCAGTGCCAGAACAATCCATCAATTTACGCGGCTCTGCAAAAATGCAATGCCGCCAGATCTGATGTCATCTATTCGATGGCTTACCAGATGGGGGTAAATGGGCTGGCGGGGTTCAAGAACACGCTTGCTCTTATCGCCTCTGGTAAATTCGATGAAGCAGCAAGCGGTATGCTCAACAGCCTTTGGGCGCGTCAGACGCCTAATCGCGCCCGCCGCCACGCTGAAGTCATGAAGACCGGAACGTATGACATCTACAAAGGCGTCATATGATGGACATTTCCAGTATCATTCGCGGATCGCAGGGTCAGATTTCCCTGAGCCGCACCCAGGCACTTCTCGGCTTCCTCGTTTGCAGCGGCGTGGTCATCTGGCAGGCATACAACGGCACGCTATCAGATGTCACGTTTGGACTTTTCTTCGGCTTCTCGACCGCCGGTTATATTGGCGCGAAAAAGATCGCCACCGACAAGGATCTGACTGAGCAAAAGATTGATGCCGGTATCAACCCGGAGGAAAAGCCATGAGTATTGAGTTAATTCTCGGATTCATCGCTGCTGCCGTCGCTGCCATTACCGCCGCTTTCGGTCTCGGTCATTCACGCGGAAAGAACAAGGCAGAGCAGGCCGCCACCGAACGCGAGAATAAGCAGGAAATAGAAGCGTCTCAGGCCGCCTCCCGTCGGCAGGGAGAAATCACAAAAGAGGCATCAGATGTTCAGGACAATATTACCCGTATGCCTGATCGCGCTGTTGACGACGAGCTGCGCAATGACTGGCTCAACAAATAAGCCACCTGTTGTTATCGACTCAGCCTGTCTGTGGGTTAAGCCAATCCTGGTTACTGAAGCCGATATCCTGACCATGGATGATCGGACCAAGCGCGCCATTCTAGCCCACAACAAAAAATGGAAAGCTAACTGCAAACCGGGACCGTCTGAATGAGCGCATACAACATCTACAACATCCTCTCCGGTATGTGCATCGGCGCGCTGATAATGACCTGGCTTGGCTTCTTCTTTTACTTTCGCCAGGAGCGCCGGCACCGTGATGATGTTCGCAGGATGCAGCAGCAGGTTGTCACCGAGATAAAAAACGCCCATCGCGATATGAAATAAAACCGTAACCCTGCCGGAGGAATCATGGCAACCACTGAATTAACCGCATCACAAAAACTACGCATTGATCTGCTTGCCGCGCTGAACCTTGATACCGCCGCGGCTGCGAAAGCGATTGAGTTTGTGCAGGACGATCCGCTGAAATATCAGCTCTTCATTCAGCAGTACAACCGCGTGTACACCGAAAGTGAACCGGTGGCTAAAGCCATTAAGGCGATCCAGGAAGCTACTGAAGCGCTGGCGCTTTTTGATAGTGCCGCCAAGTAGTCATTACAAAGCTCATCCCATCGGTGGGCTTGATAATGACAGTGCCAGATAAGGAGCAAGAAGTGGCTACGCAAGAAAAACGGCTAACTACCGAATGGACTCAAATCACTGACGGCACGCAGGACGCTACTATCCAGGTGCTTGGCGGTGTGATTTATCTCCGGGACTCCCCCACTAAGCCGCTTGATACCGAAAAGGGCCATGTCATTGATGATTGGGTGAGTGTGTCTCCTCCCCAGCAGGCATGGGTCAGATCGACATGGGGAATAACAAACATCGTCGTTACGTGAGGTGAGAAATGGCACTGCATATGCCGGGAGGGTTTCAACTTCCACGAAGGATTGAGTCTGAACCGGGGCAGGACGGTCACAGCCCTGAGATGATCGCCGACGATGAAGCGATTAAGTGGAAGCTGGATAACGAAACTGCCTGGCGGATGTTGATAGCCCGATCGGAAATAGAAGGCCGAGATGGCCGGTCATTCGAAATGCGCGTAGCGGGTGGTTATTTTCAGGGTCGCTATGAAGGCGACACCACCTGGAATAACCTGCTCCAGGTTTCCACACTGAACGGTAAAGACGGCGCATCGGTTCGCAGCGGCACAGCTGACCCGACAGCGGCAACCGGTTCAGATGGCGACTTCTACATCAATACTGCCACTCTGACCATGTTCGGACCAAAAACTTCAGGTGCCTGGCCTGCTGGCGTAAGCATGAAGGGAACCAACGCAACCACTACCGCCGAAGCCACTCAGACCGCAAAAGGTCTGATGTCTGCCTCCGACAAGAAAAAGCTCGACGGAATTAATGAGCAGACAGTAACTACTGTCGCATCCGGCGGTCGACCAATCGGCACGGCATTCACCGTCAGTGCTACGCGAAACGCCAGAGTTAGCTACACCTTCACCTATACCCTGACGGCAACTCTGACTGTAGGGCAGAGCATCACCATCGTCGCCACGGTGGATGGTGTAGAAGTTGGCCGGGTTGCAGACGCTATTCTTCTTGGTCTGGCTGGCTCAAACGTCATTAACCGATCAATGTCTTTCTCTGTGCCGGCGGGCAAGCAGGTTCTCTTTACGAAGACGGGCACCGCATCGGTAACAGCAACCATCGTTTCCGGTCAGGAGACGATTTTATAAAATTCTGCAAAAGGCGTTTCAGTAGCTCCTTTAACAGAGCTTTGTATAAGTTTTAAACGCCTCATGTATCGCCTGATGCCGGGAATATATTTCACAATCCAGCAGGAAATTCTGTATGGAAGAAAAAAATACTAACCTCAGGCCATTGCCGAAAGAGGTATTTGTAGAGGATTTCAATCCATACATAAATCTGCAACCTGCTGATGGCGTCTATGAATGGGTGCAATCACAGATAATCTCTGAATCAGGGCATCTTCATAACCCCGACCATTCTCATCTTGCTGATGCTGACATCTGCTTTCTTTGGGCTGCGCAAGGGTTCACTAAAAAAGGGCGTACTGTTCTCGGCCAGGCAGAAGAAGTGATGTTCCGCGCCGGAGGATGGCAGAAAGCAAGAATGGAGCAGCAGCTTTACGAATGGTTCGGACATAAGCCTGATTACCTCATCACACTTGCGGCTGACTTTTGCCTGCAATGCTCTGATCTTGAATTCTGCGCATTAGTAGAGCATGAGCTTTATCACATTGCTCAGGAGGTAGATGAGTTTGGCGCACCAAAGTTTTACAAAGAAAGCGGACTACCAAAGCTCTGCATGCGTGGTCATGACGTTGAAGAGTTCATTGGAGTGGTTCGCAGATACGGCGCAAGCGCTGATGTGCAGGAGATGGTCGACGCTGCAAAAAAGCCCGCCGAAGTGGCGAAAATCAACATAGCCAGAGCGTGTGGAACATGCCTCATGAAATTGGCTTAATTTTTATACTCATCTATACGGATGGTGAATCATGGCTGCATTAAAGCCAGAAGTGAAAGCCTTCATCGTCCAGCAGCTTGCGTGCTTCGATACGCCCTCTCAGATAGTCGAGGCCGTACAAAATGAATTCTCTATTCAGATAACCCGCCAGCATGTGGCATCACACGATCCAACAAAAGCTGCTGGCGTTAGCCTAGCGAAGAAATGGGTAGATTTATTCAACGAAACCCGTAAGCGCTTCCAGACCGAATTAAGCGACATCCCTATCGCCAACAAGGCTTATCGTCTCCGCGCGCTTGACCGGATGATGGCGAAAGCAGAGAACATGCGAAATATGGCGCTGGCTGCCTCGCTGATGGAGCAGGCGGCTAAAGAAGTTGGCGATGCTTATACCAATAAACATAAGCTGGAACACTCCGGGCCGAACGGCGGCGTCATTCAGTCAATCACTATGAGCAAAGAAGATTACCAGGCTGCCCGGCGGGAGATGATGGAGGATGACGACTGCTGAGCAAAAAACGTTAGCACGCCGTATCGAATGTGAGGAAGAGGGGCTGTACTTTGCCCGTTACTTCTTCAAACAGCGCACAGGCGGAAAAATGATCGTCGCGCCACACCATGAAGTCATACAGCGGACACTGGACCGGGTAGTAAGCGGCGAGATAACCCGACTGATTATCAACGTGCCGCCCGGCTACACTAAAACCGAACTGGCAACCATCAACATGATGGGCCGAGGGTTGGCGCTGAACCAGCGCGCCCGCTTCATGCATCTCTCTTATTCCCATAATCTCGCGTTGCTTAACTCCTCGACTGCGCGTGGGATGATTAAATCAAAAGCGTATCAGGCTATGTGGCCGATGGAACTGCGCGACGACGCAGACAGTAAAGCGATGTGGTGGAATGAGTTCGGCGGTGGAGTTTACGCATCGTCCGCCGCCGGGCAGGTTACTGGTTTTCGTGCCGGACACATGGAGCCTGGCTGGCAGGGCGCACTGATTATTGATGATCCGGTGAAACCAGACGATGCCTACAGCGAGACTGTGCGCGATGGCGTGAATAACCGCTTTAATGAAACCATCAAATCCCGTCTTGCTATCGAGACGACGCCAATGATCGTCATCATGCAGCGTATTCATTATCACGATCTTAGTGGCTACCTGCTGCGTGGCGGTTCCGGTGAAAAGTGGCACCATCTTAATCTGCCGGTGATTATCGATAACAGCCAGGCTTATTCGGCGCAGTACCCGGAGAATACCCACGCCATCCCGATTGATCATGGCCTGCCCGATGGCTGGCTCTGGCCGTTCAAGCACAACGAGACTCACCGCGTTTCCCTGTTCTCGCACAGGCGCACCGCTGAGGCGCAGTACATGCAGAAGCCGCGACGTTTTAATGCCGAAGGCGCGCTGTGGACTGAGACGATGATAAGCGCCGCGCATGACCTGGAGATTAATGCCGATAAAGTACGCACTGTAATCGCTATTGACCCGCAGGCAACGAACAGCGAAGAGAGCGATGAATCGGGCATTGTGGCCGCGAGTGCCTATGGCGCTGGTGATAAGAAGCGGTTCTCGGTCGATGGTGACTACAGCGGTAAGTATTCCCCGGCTGGCTGGGCTAAAAAGGCCATGTGGGCTTACGAAGAGCATGAAGCCGACGCGATCGTTATCGAAACGAACCAGGGCGGAGATATGGCCGAGGACACTATGCGTAACGCCGGGTTCAAAGGCCGCATTATTCGTGTACATGCCAGTAAGGGTAAATATGCCCGCGCTGAGCCAATATCCGCGCTTTATGAACAGGGCCGGGTCGCGCACAACGGCAACCTCTATGTACTGGAAAATCAGCTTATGGAATATGTGCCAGCCACCGCTAAAAAATCGCCGGACCGGCTTGATGCGATGGTTTACGCGCTTACTGAACTCGGCGGAACACAGCCTATGGGGATGATGATCCCTAAACGCCTGCAAGGCAGATAACTCACCAACGGACAAACCATGACTGACAAAATAACACTAGCCGTCAATCACGCGCTGAATGACGTCAGGCTTGCCCGTGCGCGTGCTCTGGCCTTTAACCCCGGAATGGGGCTTGACGCCAAGCGTGAAAGCGCATGGTGCGAATATGGATTCAAACAAGAACTGACATTTGATGATCTGCACAAACTCTATCGTCGCGGCGGTATTGCTCACGGTGCAGTGAATAAGCTTGTTGCAAACTGCTGGAGAACAAACCCGCAGGTGATAGAGGGGGAGCAGTCCGATGAGTCAGAAGACATTACCTCATGGGAAAGCGAAATAAACCAGGTTTTCACGCACCGTTTCTGGAGGTCATTCGCTAAAGCTGATACCCGTCGCTTAGTAGGGCGCTGGTCAGGCATCCTGCTGCACATTAAAGACAGCAGGGGATGGGATCAGCCAGTTATTAAGGGGAAAGCTTTACAGAAGATCACTCCGGTATGGGCAAGTGCTCTGACAGTCGGCAGCAGAGATAACGCTGGTGCCATTACGATGTGGCAATACACCGAATCCCTCTCCGACGGCAGCACTGCACAGCGAAAAATACACCCTGACCGCGTGCTGATAATTGGCGACATGTCAGATGATGAGATCGGCTTTCTTGAGCCGGGCTACAACGCCTGCGTCAGCCTTGAGAAAGTGGAGGGTGGGTCTGGTGAATCATTCCTGAAGAACGCTGCAAATAAGCAAAACATCAATTTTGACGCGGGAGTTGATTTCAGCAACCTGGCTTCAATGTATGGCGTATCGGTTGATGAGTTGCAGGAGCGCTACAACGAAGCAGCGCGGGAGTTGAATATCGGTAACGATGTTCTTCTGATTACCCAGGGTGCTCAGGTGACCTCGATGGTCAACGCGGTTTCTGACCCGTCACCGACCTATGACGTTAACCTGAAGACGTTCAGTGCCTCGGTAGATATCCCTTCGCGCATCATTGTTGGCAATCAGTCAGGCGAGCGCGCCAGTACAGAAGACCAGATTTACTTTAACAGCCGCTGCCAGTCCCGGCGCGGTGATCTGTCTTTCGATGTTGAAGATATGGTCGACAAGCTTATCTACCTGCAAATCATAAAGCCTGTCGCGAAATTCAGCATTATATGGGATGAGCTAAACGAACAGTCATCGTCTGACAAGCTCGAAAGTGCTGTGAAAATGAGCAGCATTAATCAGACGTCACTGGCTTCAGGTCAGGCGGTATTTACAGTGGCTGAAATTCGGGTGGCGGCTGGCTATGAGCCTGATGGCATCTATCCCCTGACGGAATTAGAAGATGATGAGGAAGAAGACGAAGGCAACGCCTAAGCCCGCGATATTGCCTGGCAATAATAAGGACCCGACAGGCATAGACAGCCTGGAACGCAGGGCGATAAAAGATTTCGCAAGGCGTATGAAAAAGATTAGCCGCTTCTATATTTCTGCACTCGACAGAATACCGGCCCGACTGGCAGTAAACGCATATTACGAATACCAGCTCGATCCACTACTGCTAAGCATGGTTCTTGATGATGCCAGCTTACTTGTTGACTCCGTACTTCTTGAGGGCGGGCAGAACAGTAACTGGTTCGCCCAGACGTATGTGGAAGTGGCGGTAATCAGAGGCACCGCTCAAGCCTTTGCCAACCTTTCACAGCAATCTCCGGCCTACCTTGCCGACAGGGAATCTCTTCAGGAACTGCTTTTAAGCGATCCGTATCAGCGCCGCATGGCGCTGGTGTATGCGCGAACGTTTGAGGAGATGAAAGGATTATCCGCAGAAACCAAAAGAAATATGGCCCGCATTCTTACCGAGGGTATTGGTCGCGGTCTTAATCCAAAAGTTGTTGCAGTTAATCTTCGTAAGCAGGCGGGTATAGAGATCCGGCGCGCCAGCACGATTGCCCGTACCGAGATGACCATGGCGCTGAGACGTGCCAGATGGGACGAAGCGGATGAGGCGATGAAAACGCTTGGCCTCAATATAAGGCTGCTTCATTTCTCGGCACTCAGCCCCACAACCAGACAGACGCATGCAGCACGCCATGCACATATCTATACCGTGGAAGAAGTCAGGACATGGTATGCGACCGGCGCGAACGCAATCAATTGCAAATGCTCGCAGGTTGAGGTGCTCGTTGACAGCAAAGGCATACCTCTCAATCCCAAAGTCGTGGAACTGGCGAGAAAAGAATATCAACAGTGGAAAGGTCTTGCCGCCAATAGCCTCTGCTGTCACCAGCACTCACATGCCGCATGAAATCAGGAAAAAAACTATGCCAATGCAAATCAACGTCACCACGCGGGTGAACAGCCAGGCCATTCGACGTGAGAACTATAACGGGCGACCGCATCTGGTTCTTCCGAGCTATACGTTACCTGCGAACGTTGTAATGAACGGCGGCCTGTATACAGCCGCTGAGATCGACGCTCACTATCAGGGGCTGGAAGGAACGCTGGCACCACTAGGTCATCCTACTGTAAACGGGCAGTTTGTCTCTGCATTTTCCCCCGAAGGTATCAACGTAGGTCACATTGGCGCGTGGAATCGCAATGTCAAGAAGTCAGGAAACCGCGTTTATGCTGAAAAGTGGGTAGATACCACCGTTGCGAATCAGACCGAAGGCGGGCGCGAATTGCTTGAACGCGTGGCCGCGATCGAACGCGGTGAAGATGTTCCTCCAATCCATACCAGCGTTGCTGTTTTCCTTGATCAACTGGAAGCAAGCGCAGAGCAGAAAGCTCAGGGCATTGAGTGGGTCGCGAAGATTAACGCGATGGATCATGACGCCATCCTTCTCTATGAGGTAGGTGCGGCTCAGCCGGAGCAGGGTGTTGGCCTGATGGTCAACGCTGACAGCGCTACACCAATCAAAGCAAATTCTGGCGCGCTGGTAGGTGAATCGTATCGCGAGCGGGAACAGCGACTTGATCGCGCCGCAAAGGCCAGATTTGCGCCTGGTGAGAACGAGTATGCCTGGGTGGCAGACTTCACCGACTCACAGGTAGTCATTATCCGTAACGGCGGTAACGCCCAGATTTATGGCTACAACGCTGAAGGTGGAAAAATCACCTTTGATGACACCGGAACACCGGTAGCCCGCCAAGAATCGTGGGTAACGGTTGTTGCCAACAAAGTTAAATCCCTTTTTACGCCGCAGGAACAGCCTGCATTAAACCACCAAACGGAGGGCGACATGCCTTTAACCACTGAAGAAAAACAAGAGTTGATTACTGAGATCGGTAAAGGCCTGGCCGCTAACCTCGCTGACGCGCTCAAGCCTATTACCGAAAAGGTAGATACATTGCAGTCAAACCACCAACAGCTCGCCGAGACGCTGACTGCCAACTCGCGCGCTGAAGAGAAAACCAAACGTGACGCAGTGGCTGCGAAGCACGGCGAAGTCGTTGCGAACGCTCTGTCAGGTGAAGCGCTGGATGCGATGTTTAAAACTCTGGGGGAGGCAACGGAAATCGGTGCTAACTCTGCCAACAACAAACCACAGACCGGCGCACCAGATCCGGCCGCTTACTTCGGAGGTGCTGCATAATGCCACGTTATCGCCGCGTCAATATCGACGGTCACTCTCTCTATAAAACTGAAACCCGCGCCACTGCCACAGCACTGCTGCCCGGCACTGCTGCTGTAATCAACGATGACAACGAGTTTGCTCAGGCTACTGCGCTGGCCGGTCGTCTCTATATCATTGATGTGGCTTACCATCAGGGCCTGAATATCACTGAGGCTGTTCCTGCTGGCGATTCTGCCGTAGGTAACTACGTCGAAGAAGGGCGTGAACTCGCGCTGCTGTGTGTTCCTGGTGCGTATGCTAAAGACGACCCTATTAAGCTGGGCACAAATGGGCGATTCACCAAAGCTACCGCAGACACCGATTCGGTGATCGGCTACAGCCAGGATGACGCGACTATTGCCGCCAGCACTACCGATTTTATCCGCGTGCGTATGCGCGTCGGCACCGTTGCCGCTGGCGCTTAATCAGGAGAATAAGAATGTATTTTACCGCTGAAACACTGGCTGCTAACAGCCGACTGCGCGGACACTGGAATGAGCTGTGGGCGAACCGTGACATCTTCAATGCTCAGCACGACATGATGGTTAACGCGTTTCGTGCGCGTATGACCCATGAGATGCTGGCCGCGAATGCCATCGGTGGCTTTACCCGCGAATTCTGGGCCGAGATTGACCGCCAGATTATCCAGATGCGCGATCAGGAAATTGGCATGGAAATCGTCAACGACCTGATGGGCGTCCAGACCGTGCTGCCGATCGGCAAGACCGCGAAACTGTATAACGTGTCTGGCGATATCGCCGATGACGTATCAATCAGTATCGACGGTCAGGCTCCATACTCTTTCGACCACGCTGAATTTGGTTCTGATGGCGACCCGATCCCGGTATTCACTGCCGGTTACGGCGTTAACTGGCGTCATGCGGCAGGTCTGAGCACGGTCGGTATCGATCTGGCTCTGGAATCGCAGTCTGCAAAGATGCGCAAGTTCCATAAAAAACGCGTCAATTTTTATCTGAACGGCGATTCCAGCATTGTGGTTGATGGCCTGCCGGCTCAGGGCATGAAAAACCACCGCAACACTCAGAAAATCAATCTGGGTAGTGGTGCCGGCGGGGCCAACATTGATCTTACAACTGCCACCCCTGCGCAATTGCTCGCATTCTTCGGCCCGACCGGCCCGTTTGGTCTGACTGCCCGTCGCAATAAGGTAACGGCATACGATAAGCTGTGGGTCAGCCCTGAATTGTGGGCGAACATGGCTAAGCCTTACCTGGTGGACATCAACACCGGTACTAACGCTATTCTGAGCGGCACTGTACTGGATGCGATCAGCAAGTTCATCCCGGCGAAGTCCATTCAGATGACCTATGCGCTGTCAGGAAATGAGTTCCTTGCCTATGAGCGTCGTCAGGATGTGATCTCTCCGCTGGTGGGTATGGCTGTTGGTGTTGTACCGCTGCCGCGTCCGCTCCCTCAGTCGAATTATAATTTCCAAATTATGAGCGCAGAGGGCTTGCAGATTAAGAAAGATGGTGAGGGTTTAAGCGGCGTTGTTTATGGCGCGAACTTGGCCTAATGATTCATTTCCGCGCAGATGATGATAAAATAGGCGAGCCGATGCATGCGCTAACATGACACCGGCTCTAACCAATCATTACCTGTTCGGAGGTAAATCATGGCAACACCAATTCTATCTGACTTGATTGCAGTGGATCCATCATCTTCAACTGGTTTGCGGTGGGTTGTCGCTAGAGGTAGACAGAAAGCTGGTAGCGAAGCTGGTTGCTTATTTAACAGCGGTACAAACCAATATTATGTTGTCCGCATCAACAAAGTTCTCTATTACGCTCACAGAATCGTTTGGGAATTGACCAGCGGAAAGATTTCTGAAGACCTTACAGTTGATCACATTGATGGCAATGGCCTAAACAATGCGATCGAAAACCTGAGGGTGGTTTCATTCGCCTTAAACTTGAGAAATAGACGCAGAAGCGACTCCACAGAGTCAGTTTCTGTCGGCGTAAGTTTAAATAAAAGAGATCGCGACAGAGGCTACAAAGCTCATTGTCGTGGCCTTGATGGAAAGAACCACTTTAAGTTCTTCGGGTTCTCAACTCATGGCGAGAAAAGAGCGCTTGAACTCGCAATCGAGTGGAGAAAGGAAAGAATGCTTGAGCTAAATGAGGCTGGAGCGGGATACACGTCGCGGCATCTTTCCGGTAAATAATCCAACAATCAAATAAAGTCCGCTTCGGCGGATTTTTTTATGAGAGAAATATATGGCTGAGAAATATGAAGTGATTAAGCCGTGGCACGGTGTCGCGCTGGGTGATGTGGTACAGCTTGAGAAGCTGCATCCTTCGCTTAAGTCTCACGTTCGCAAGCTTTCTGATAAAGCATCTGCTGAACTGACTCCTGCAACTCCCGGCGCAACGACTGAGAAACAGTCGCGAAAAGAGGTGATCGTCAAACGGCTGGATGAACTCGGCATTGAGCACAAAGGCAACCTGGGCGCTGACAAGCTGGCAGAACTGTTGCCGGACGGTGAGCTGGAAAAGCTTTTCCCTGCTGAATAACAGCCGCCGCGATGGCGGTTTTTTTATGCCCTCTCCGGAGGGCTGATTGTTGAGGTGCGCATGATAACCACGGTTCAGGCGAAAGAATATCTGGAGTCTGTCGGTATTAAGCTGCCTTCATTCATTCTGGATGCTCTGGTAGAGCAAGCTAACAGCATTGATGAATGCCTTTCAGCACACTATTCCCCAGCAACGGCGCTTTTAATTCAGATGTACCTGCTGGGAATGATGGGACTGGGTCAGGGCGATAAATACATCAGTTCGGAATCAGCTCCATCCGGCGCGTCACGGTCTTTCAGGTATGGTTCTTTTGCCGATCGCTGGAAAGGTTCTTTAAACCTGTTACGGGGCCTCGATAAATTCGGTTGTGCGACTTCGTTGATCCCCGCAGACCCTACGGCTACTCCTGCATTTGCTGGCATCTGGATCGGCAAGGGCGGATGCATGAAGAAAGGGAGGCTTTAATGGCACAGATCAGGTCAATTACCTGTATCAGTCTTCACATCGAAGTTACCTACTCAGATTCATCGGGTGAACATGTCTACAAAGCATTTCTTGATGGGGAAAAAAACCGATATCGGCTAGGACGATACATGTCTTTTGATCCAGAAAACCCGCCGGAATTCCTTGTCCTTGATGATGGTGATTTTATTCGCACCTCACAGGTAACACGACTGAAGATAAAGCGAAACTCCAATAACGGTGCTCCGGATCAATATCTGGAGTATGCGCTATGAGTTCGGCAGCCAATTGGTCATACACCGCCTTCGCTACCGTCTGGAAAGCCTTGGGTAACGACGAAAGAGGTGACCCGCTCGGTTATTCCCTGCCAGTAACCATTCTCTGTGATTACCAGGGCGGCCTGAGTAAACGCATTGGAAGCATTGGTTCAGAGATTGTGGTGAAGAACACTATCTGGAGTGAGTACGCTGATGCCGGGTCGGGAGACTGGATACTGATCGGTGTCTCAGATAATCCCGACCCGGTGGAGGCCGGTGCTGATGAGATTCGTCAGGTCATCCGCTACGCCGACACTTTTTACCGGCTGGCGGACGATTTCGCGATTATTACCGGAGTCTGATATGGGCGTCAAAGTAAGAGGCGTGCAGCAGGTATCGAAGAATATCAATCGCATCCTGGGTGATATTCAGGGGCGAAGAGTTATCCGGGCGCTCCAGTCTGCAATGTTGATTGGCAGCGTCAGGGCAGCGCTGTACACGCCCATCGATACGTCTGCTCTGATCAACAGTCAATTCCGGGAAATCACCACCAATGGCGCTGTAGTCACTGGCCGCGTGGGTTATTCGACCAGTTACGCTGTGTACGTGCATGACCCGGCTAATCCGCAGCGCTTCCGTCGCTCCACTGCGAAGAAAGAATTTCTCACCGCTGGCTTTGAGGAAGAACGCAGCGCCATTGATGAAGCTGTACGCAGGGAGCTTTCTCTATGACTCCGATGATGCACGAAAGGGTGAGGAACCTGTTTGGTAACGCCGGTTTAACCGACGGATTTACCGTTCAGAAATTGATGTACGAAGATCCAAAAAACCTGAAAGTTGCAGTGATTGTGTTCAGGCCAGCGGGCGGTACGGCTATCAGGACGGATTTAGGCGCAGAGCATTACGTCATGGTTGACATTGTTGGTGCTAAAGAAGACCGTGGCGGCGCGGCATCTGCTGCGCAACGAATTATCGATTATGTACAACTTCACCCAATGGATGATCCATGTGTCGGATATATCCAGAATATGGGCGGATTTCCGCCACCAGTTTTAACAGAGGAAGGGCGGATCGTATTTCGCCTCCAATTCTCATGCAATTATGGAGAGTAATCCGTATAATTAACTAGTGGCTAGGCTGATCCCCGAAAGCCCGGTTTCGTCGCCGGGTTGCCACACCCATCAAACGACGAGCAACTTTGACGAGGTTGTAATGAGAGATTTGGCTGCAAAGGGAATCACGCTTGGGTTTTTAAAAGAGTGCTTTTACTGCAATCCAGTAAATGGAACTCTTCTCTGGAAATGCAGGCCGCTAAGCCACTTTAAAACTAAGGCGGCACAGGTAAGCGTAAATAACCGATTCGCGAACAAGATCGCTGGATTCGAAAGGCCAGACTCATCAATGTCAGTCAAGATAGGGTGCGACTGGTATTATTTACACGACATAATTTTCACCATTTGCCATGGAAGGTTTGCGACCTCTAGGGTTTATCACTTAAATGGAGATAAGCGTGATAATAGAGTCATTAACCTTTCTGAATACATTCCGCAATCATTGTCAGAAAGTCACATTGAAAATCCTGAAATGGCGCAAGATAGTTTTTCTCCATTGGATAATTTAGACGTCAAATATCTAAAAGAATGCCTGCACTACAATCCCGATACTGGCGATCTTACATGGAAAAAAAGACCAAGAAGCCACTTCAAGGGCGGAGCTGGATTTGAGAATTATCACAGGCAGTTTTTTGGTAAGTCAGCAGGCTCTGTAAGCAAACAGGGCTACCTGAAGGTGATGCTAAATGGCAAGCAATACCCAGCTCATCGAATTTGTTTTGCAATCATGACTGGATTTTATCCTGATGGAATGATTGACCATGTCAACGGATGTAGGGCAGACAACAGATTTAACAATCTTAGAGTTACTGACCGCGTTCAGAATATGAGAAACATGATCACTTACTCGAGCAACACTAGTGGTCATATAGGTGTTGTTCAGAGAAAGGACACAGGGAAGTTCAGGGCGTACATAAACAGCGATAAAAACAAGAGAAAATATCTTGGTAATTTTGACACATTTGAAGATGCTGTGCAGGCCAGAAAGAAAGCCGAAATAAAGTATGAATATCATGAAAACCATGGCAGATAGCGATGGTTTAACAAACGAACCCGCCTGGTGCGGGTTTTTTATTGCCTAAAGACAGAGGAACAACAGTTATGGCTATCTGCCCAACTGATAACACAAAACTATTCGGAAGAGCCATCGTTCTTGAAGTAGCGGACGGTTGCCCGGACGTCATCCCCCAAGAGTCAGAATGGAAGGCACTCGCTGCAGGGACTACAAAATCGTTCGATATGTCCCCAAATTCTGTCACCTCTGACGCAGATGACACGAAAGGATATGTTGAGAGCATTGTAACGAACGCTGACCTGACGATTTCTTTTGAAGGCGAAGTGCGCCAAAACGATAAAATCGACCAGTATGGTGTATATCGCCTCATTAAATACTTCAACACTGAAATCCAGGCGTCGCGTCAGCCAACACTCTGGGTTCGAATGGGGTTCGGCGCGGTAACTCTACAGGGTTATATGCTCATCAATGCATTGAGCTCAGATGGTGGAAGCAATGACATCGTAACTTTTTCAACGGAGTTTAAAGTAGCCGATGCCAGCACTTTCAGGGTATTCGATACTGAGGCCAGTGTTCCAGCTACCGGTGTAACTGTTACCCCGGCCACGACTTCGGTTGCTGTCGGTGCGACGCGTCAGTTGACTGCAAACGTATCGCCGTCCGATGCCACGAATAAATCGGGTGTGTGGGCGTCATCTGACACAAGCAAAGCCACGGTAAATCAGAATGGCCTGATCACTGGCGTTGCGGCTGGCAGCGTCAACATCACCTTCACCACCAATGACGGTAGCTTTGTCGGCACCACGGCGACAACCGTCACTGCTTAACAGTTGTCATTTCAGGGGCTTCCAACTGGTAGCCCCGAAAATGACCATTGCAGGGTATAACAATGAAGCCACTGAAAGAAATTGGTGAGTGTCTGATCACCGCCGGTGAGAAAGAGTTCTTTTTCCGTCCGTCGTTCATCAATATGACGAGCATCGGCAGCCCTGAAGAGATTGTGCAGACCTTTTACGATCTGCATAACGATGAGGTGTCTGGCCTTATTCAGCGCGCTGTAGACGCTTATGGTTACGTTCCTGCATGGGTAGTAGAGCATGTGAAGAACAGTAGTTATGGCCGGAAAGCTTTTCTCGCATCAATAACCGTGATTGAAGCCTGCTGCGACGAAGATGTCTCACCACTTACAGGCGTTATCCAGCCTGCTAAGGCAGCCGGAAAGCCATTCAAGTATCGCCGTGGCGCGATGGACGAGTTCGAAATGCTTGTCATCGCTCAGTCGCTGATCACCCATGGGGTGATCGGTAAGGCGAAGGTCAGGAAACTGCAAAGGCATGAAACCACGGAATACACCAAATCTTTTAACGCCTTTGAGTACATCAGCGCCGCCAGGAACCATCTCAGCCTTAGCCGGGCAGAAGCTGAAAATCTGACAATGACCGAGCTTGCTTTGTTAATCGATGCCAAGTACCCGAATCAAAAAGGCTTTACTGCCGAAGAGTACGAGGAGGTTGTAGACGATTACATGGCCCGCAAAGCTCAGCGGCTGGCAAAAGAAAAAATGCACTAAATACGTCTATCTCCAAATATTTGATGTTAAGATTTATCCTAACTACTTCTAAGGGGTTGGGATATGAAAAAAATTGTTTTGGCTGTTCTGCTTTTAGCATCATACAGCGCACTTGCTAACGAGAGTTTCTTATGTGAATACTCTAAGGCTCCAGTTAATAATGGAGTAATGGGTACACTTAATATCTTAGGTAATGCTCGCGTGGTATTTAATGGTAATTCTTTCAAGGCTTTTAGGCCCGACGGCTCATATATCATTACTCCGGTCCTTGCTGAAAAAAAGGAAGGAATGATTTTTCTTGATGACAAAACTAAAATATTTGCTGCAAGCTTAGATAAATCAAACTTTGCTGTCTCAGACAGAATAATGAAAACAACAGAACAATGGGCTAAGTGTGAAATTGACCAAGAGTCGATGCGCCGTAAAAAAATTGATTCAGATGTTAAAGAACAAATGAGACGCATTTCTGAAATACCATGGGATGGACAACCTGCCAGAAAATTCTTTTTGAAAGAAACTCATTTTTTTATGCTATTAAAGTGTGGATGGGCTGGTAGCGTAGGTTTTTCGACAGGAACTAAGCCACTTGTTTTACTTGGTAGTTCTTATTTCCCAAGTGATAAATCCGCATTTAAAGATGGTGAGTACTCTATAGAATTTAATGGCGGAACAATGTCTGTAAACTATAATCCTAAAAAAGTAAGTGGTTATATATCGGATAATCATAGTTTTACCCCTTGTGAGGCCGTGCGTCTTGGGGAAGATTGATTCCAACTTAACTATTTGTTTGCAACCCGCCCCGGCGGGTTTTTTTATGCCCGGAGGAAATCAATGGCTGGTTCCGTTAATGCTGGTAGCGTCATTTATGAAGTTGATATCGATACTTCTCGACTTTTGCAGGGCCGCAGGGAAATAGACGCCGCACTTAATGGGCTTGGCGGCAGTATGGGACGCCTTGAGGCAAGTGTTACCAGAACAGAGCGCTCTTTAGGCAGTATGCAAAGAACGATGTCCGGGTTATCTGGTGTTGCTAAGGGTTTACTGGCTGCGTTATCCCTTCAACAGGTTGCACAATGGGGCAATGAGTGGGTAACTGTAAGTAACAAACTATCAAACGCGGTAAGAGCTAATGAGAATTTAGCTGATGTTACGCAGCGCGTTTTCGACATTTCTCAGAATACTATGAGTGATTTGTCTTCCACTGCAACGCTCTATTCTCGCCTTGAGAGATCTACCAGAAGCGCCGGAACAAGTACCGCTGACCTTATTACTCTGACATCAACCATAAACAAAGGTCTTGCTGTATCTGGTGCTACAACTCAGGAAGCTAGCTCGACTATGATCCAGTTGTCACAGGCTTTGGCTTCGGGAGTTTTGCGCGGCGAAGAATTTAACTCAATTTCTGAGAACGGAAGCCGATTAGCTGTCGCTCTTGCTGATTCCTTAGGTGTGACAATTGGTCAACTAAGAGGCATGGCCGCACAGGGAAAATTAACCACGGATGTGGTAGTAAAAGGATTATTAAAACAAAGTGATGCTATTGCTAAAGAATTCAGCAATACAGTCATGACAATGGGTCAAGCTTTTACTGTTGCCGGAAATAGCGTCACTAAATTCGTTGGTGAAAACTCCAGCGCTAACGCCACAATAAATGTTTTCAATAAAGGCCTAATAACATTAAGCGACAATATTGATATTGTTGCCAATGCCGTTGGTGCGGCAGCTTTAGTATTTGGCGGAAGGTTTGTTGGTGCTCTGGCTATGGCTACAGCTGCGCAGGCAACAAAATTAAAAACAACCATTCAGAGTGTTGCAGCTTCAAGGCAGGAGGCGCAGCAGGAGTTGGCCACATCTCTTGCGCTGCAAAGAAAAATTGTACTCGACAAAGAGGCCTCTTTGGCCACATTGAAAAGGGTTGAAGAACAGTATCTACTGGCAAAGGGAACGGCCGCCGAAGCTATTGCTTATGAGAATCTTATAAGAGTTAGAAGTATTTATATTGGTATCGCAGCTGAAGAGATTGCTGTTAACAATGCCGTTGCTGCCTCGCAAGCAAAGTTAGCCGCAACGGGTGTAACCGTATCTAATTCAATGAAGTTAATAAATACTGTTACAGCTCCTTTAGGTGGTCCTCTCGGTGCTATAGCTATAGTTGCTGCTGGTTGGTATCTGTATGCCCAACGGCAAGAAGAGGCAAGAAAAAAAGCAATAGCTTTTGCGGATACAGTGCCGGAAGTTATAAAGAAACTCAAGGATATGAATCTTGTGCAGGCTCAAGGTGTAAGAGCTGACACCGTAACTTCAATAAAAGCACAAGAAGAAGCTTTGAAAGAACTCAACAACGAAATATCAGATCTGGCGGGAAGGTATAAGGATGCAAATATTGCTGCAAGTGCAAATGAGAAGGGAACATGGCTAAACAATGATGCGACCGAAGCCGCTGCAAATCTTGAGATCGAATTAGCTCAAAAAATAAGAGATAGGGACTCGGCTCAGCTGAAGTTAAAGGATACTCAATCTGCTCTTCATTTGGTTAATATTCAGGTCAATCAGGGTATCGTTGACCAGATGAAAGCCGCGAGGGATAACGCTATTGCGTTAAAAGATGCTGAAAAGGAAGCATCATTTCTTGGTGGCACCCAAAGCTTTCTCGCGCAGAAGTTCGGACAAACAACTGAGGCTATAAAGGAATTTAATTCAGAGTCCCTGAAAATGAACTGGGGTGGTTCTGATGGCGAGAAGCTTATCAAGCAAGCCAAAAGACGACTTGCCCTTGCAAAAGTTGAAGGAGATGCTCGCGCCAAGTTACAAGCAACTTACGATGCAGAAGATGCCGGGGTAACTGGTGATAAGGAAATCAAAGAACTCCAAGGTGTATATGTAAAAACAAACCAGGCAACTGAAGCACGAAAAGAGCAGAAAAAAGAGGACAAAGCAGCTGCCTCAGAGGCCAAAAAGTTGGAGAACCAGCAGGAGTCTATTGCGCAGAAGCTTGAAAACCTGCGCCGCCAGACGGAATCATCTGCTGAATCAACACAGGATTTAAGCCGGGAACAGGCAATACTGGCAGCTCAGCAATCACTCGGTAAAGGCGCAACACAGGAGCAAATAGCGCTGGCCGGTAAGTATCGCGCAGAAGTATGGGATACAGCCAACGCGTTAAAAGCACAGGCTGCCGCCGAGAAGCTCCTTCCTGAAAATAAGGAAAATGCCTCTTACAAGCAGGATATGAAGGATCTGCAAACGGCGCTTAGTGCGAAGAAAATCAGCCAGGAGCAGTATAACCAGACCGCTGAAAGGCTTGAGCAGCAGCATCAGGTAAACCTTGCCAAAATACGCGCAGAGGGCGTGGTAAGCCCCACTGCACAGGCCAAAGGGGAGATTGATCCTGTTCAGCAACTGGCTAACCAGCATGCTCAAGAGCTGGCTATGATCCAGCAGTTTGAGACGCAGAAGGGACAGATAACTCAGCGCGGACTTGAGTTGATGAATGCTGCCAACGAGCAGTATGAGCAACAGCGTATCGCCGCGCAGTGGGAAATCTGGCGTCAGCAGGGGACAGGATACGAAGTGGCTGCTGCCGCATTTGACTCGTTTGCTGGCAATGCCTCTAACGCTTTGACCGGCATCATCACAGGGAGCATGACTGTTAGCGAGGCGATGCGATCACTCGGTTCTACTGTCCTCAACAGCGTCATCAACTCGTTTGTGCAGATGGGGGTTGAGTGGGCCAAGTCCGTCATTATGGGACAGATAGGGATGTCGGCGGCATCAGCAGCCACTATCGCCCAGGGTCAACTTATTGCCGCTTCAATGGCACCGGCCGCCGCTATGACATCTCTCGCAACCGCAGGCGCTAACGCCGTACCAGCGCAGGCTGGCATAGCGTCAACCGTTGGAGTCGCTCAGGCGTTATCAATCGCAGGTATGCGTAAGAATGGTGGGCCTGTTACTGCTGGTTCGATGTACCAGGTAGGTGAGGGCGGGATGCCTGAGATTTACCAGTCTAACAGCGGCAAGCAATACATGATCCCCGGCGATAACGGCTCAGTGATAAGCAACAAGGATATGCAGGGCGGGTCGGTTCAGGTCAATGTTAAGTTTTACGACCAGACGTCTGGCGGACAGCATTCCTTTGAGGCTCAGGCAATGCAAGACGGTGGTGTTGTGACCGTAGAGGCATTCCTGAACGACATGGATCGCGGCGGTCCGATGTCCAGCGGTATGCAGCAACACTTCGGCCTGAGCAGGAAAGCAAACGGAGATTTCTAACCACATAACCCGCTTCGGCGGGTTTTTTATTACCTCCACCACCGCGCTTCACACGCGCACGTTATAATCCTAGAGCCTACAGAAAGCGAGCCTGAGAGTCAGTTGTACTCTGGGGCGGCTGACTCTGTGTGACAGGCTCACTTTCTATAGGTAAATCTCATGAAATATCCAACCGTATCAGTAAACGGTGTATCCGTCCGTGTTGATGACGAAGGACGTTACAGTCTCAATGATTTACACGCCGCAGCAGTAGCTAACGGTGAAGCAACTGAATCTCAGAGACCCAGCGTCTTTCTAAGAAGCGCCCAGATCAAACGCTTCGTAAAAGCGCTAAAATCCAAAGCACTAAAAAGTGCTTCGGAACAAAATCAACCACTTAAGGTGATAAAAGGTGGTGATCAAAGTGGTGCGTGGGGTATTGAGTTACTGGCAATACGCTATGCGGCATGGATTAAGCCTGAGTTTGAGATTGAAGTATATGAGGTGTTCAGAACCGTGGTTCGCCTAGGCATCAGCGCCATGTCCCGCCTGAATAAAATAGATCACATCATTAACACTGAGACTAAAGCGATAAGCCAGTGCGCCAGCCAGATGGCGAAATGGGGTGTTGGGGGCAGAAAGAAAATCCTCCTTTCAGCGCGTGAGCGGGTGGTTGACGAAGTGCAGATGTATTTACCAGGCATTAATTAAACACATCGCCGCTCAGCGGTTTGATCTCATATTTACCGCTGCGGCGGTTTTTTTATGCCCGGAGGATTTGTGGTTACAGTGAATTACCCGGCATTCCTGCCGCTTCCGCAGCGTGCGGATCAGAACATGACCCAGGACACGGGCTGGTTAACTTCTCAGCCCGCCGTCGGCCCGGTCATCATCACGCCAGTCACTACAGACATCAAAGCGACGTGGACGCTTCAGTGGATATTCACGCTCGCTCAGGCCGAGCGATTTAAGTCATGGCTGCGCTCACCAAACTATCTGGATAAAGGCCGTAACTGGTTTGTGATGCCCATCGACCTTGGCGACATGCAGGGCGTCCAGCCTCAGACACTTCATTTTATCGATATGCCGGTGCAGACCAGCAAAAACGGCAGCAGTGTGACATGGACAGCGACGGTAGTTGCTAATGAGGTCGATGACATAACCGAAGATTATGACGACTGGATTGTTGATGCGCAGCCGGGTTACGGATACCTGCTGGATCTGCTTGTTACCGACATACTGCCGAGGCCATAAGAATGCCAACGTTGAGAGAATGGAAGGAACGCAGGCCGGCCAGTGACATCAAACAGACGGTTGAGTTTTATCACCCGGCCTTTGGTTATTACCGGGTCGTCAATAACCTTTTCCGTAACGCCACCTTCGGTGGCAATGAATTCGAACCGGCACGTTTCAGCGTTACTGAGCCAGCGCAGGACGGAACAGCGGTGATCGAAATGACGATAACGTTTCTGGCCGCGTCGGAAAAGGTAAGGGACAAGCTGAAGGTGTGGCGCGGCGGCGGACGCATGCAGCCTATAACCTGTCGTTACCAGCAATGGGACGCTATTGGTGATGCATCACCGATGAAAACCTGGTCGCTTTTTGTGAAGGAAGTCAGTGCAGACGGCAGCAACGTCACCATTAAGGCCGGGAAAACTAATCCACTTACGCTGGCTAACCCGAACATCTACACCACCAAAGACTACCCCGGACTGGTGACGGTATGATCAAAGAAGAATTTATCAGAAAGGTCAACGGAAATCCCTGGGCGGATCGTGCCTGCGGATTTGACTCTATGGATTGCTGGGGACTGGTGGTGCTTTATTACCGGCATGTCCTGGGGCTGGAACTACATCACATGGCTGGCTATGAGTCTGGCAGCGACTTTGTGACCTGTTACGAACAGGAATCCTCCTGCTGGCGTGCGGTGCCTGTGCCGATCGACGGTTGCGTTGCGGTATTTTACCGCGGCGAGAAGCCGTCTCACATCGGCGTAATGGTCAGCCCGGTTAAGTGTCTGCACAGCCGCGGGGAAATGGGGTTTGTGCGCTGTGACAGCCCTCTGGCGCTGCTGAAAGTATACAACCGCGTGGAGTACATGGTTCATGGTTCGATTTGAAATTCAGCGCCTGCCCGGTGCGCCAAAAGAGCGCGGCGTGATAACGGAAGGGGTGAGGCTGGTTGACTGGCTGAATAGCCAAAAGCTGCATAACTCTGTCATCGTGAAGCTGAACGGTCGCGATCTGCCTGATGATTTCGATATTGATATTCCGCTCAGAAAAGGCGACATGGTCTGCGTGTTCGATCAGCCGGAAGGCGGGATCGGCAAACTGGTGACGACTATTCTGAAGCCGGTATCAAAAATCCTCCAGGGCGCGCTAAAAGTGTTTGGCCTTTCTGCCAAAACGCCCGGGTCGGTTTCTGTTGCGACGGGTGAATCACCAAACAACGATCTGACAGGTCAGACTAACCGGGCCAGACTCTACAAAGGGAAGCCAAACATCTACGGTCAGTGCCGCGTGTTCCCTGACCTGATTCAGGAGGCGCTTTTTGAGTTTATCGATAACAACAAATATCTGACTGAATGGTTTGAGGTAGGAGTAGGCAGGTACACGATATCTTCGGTCCGTTATTCCGAGTCTAACCTCGGCAGCCTGGCCGGTGCCAGTTACCAGATATTCAATCCCGGCGTTCCAATCGGTGATATTGAGGTCGGTTATCAGTTTGATGACGTAGATAATGAAGGTGTGCCGGGCCTGAATGAGTCTGATGATTTCCCGGCGCAGACAGCCACTACAACATCGCCGACGTCTGTCAGTGTTGTGAGCAACCAGGTAAAAGCAACTGTACCCACTGACGCAGATAACTTCGCATACTTCGAAGCTCTTACGCTGCCTCATCCGGTAACCTTCTCAATCAATGCAACATGGAATCAGGGCGGTCAAAGCGTCACGCAGGATGTTATTGGAAGCGGTAATATCGTTGCCGTCGACAATTACATTGGGGATGACACGCTCTCTTACACCACGTTTTATATAGGCGATCTGAGCGGGGAAATTACCGGCATCCCGGCAGATGCTGTCATTAACCAGACTTTGTTCACCATTAACGATCAGGCCGCGCTGGTAATCGGGCCGTCCATTTCTCCTGTTGAGTCTGATCAGGTGTGGGTGCATGTTCTGGTTCAGCTCGGCCCTCTGGCCGGGACGACAAAATACCGTATTAAATTCTGGAAGCTGGACGAAGAAAACAATCAGGTTCCCGGCACGCAGGAGCAGTACGACTACTTCTTCGACAACAATACCAAGCAGACAACCAAATATTTCCGCAATACCTACAAATACACCCCTGGAGGCGGATTTGGCAGGTACGCGGTAACCATTGAGCGTACCGACAACGCCAATGACCAGAACGTTGTTACTCTGATGGCGATCCACGCCGTTAACGTGCGCCAGGGTGTGGTTTACCCTGATGACACAATTGCACGGGTAACCATCAAAGGTGCCAACGACAGCAACAGTAACCGCGAGCAGAAATACAATATGCTGGCGCAGCGTCACACGATCACTTATGACCGGGCATCTGGTCAGGTTGACTACACGCTGCGCCCCAGCAGGTCATTCGCAGACGCTGTATTGCATGAATGGGTCGTTATCGGAAAGCAGGAAGTCAGTAGCCTGGACGTTGCTGCGCTGTACGCAATTGCCGATTCAATAACCGATCCGCAGCTTGCGTATTTCGATTACACCTTCTCAGATGAGAAATTGTCGTTGCGTGAAAGGCTGGCAACCATCTGCGACGTGGCGCGTGTTGACGGAAACAACATTGGCGACGTTCTGACGTTCTGGCGCGATGAGAAGGTTTACTACCCTGATGCGGTTTTCTCCCGGAGTAATATGTTCTGGGACGACTACAAGCTCAACTGGTCGATGTCTCTGCCTGGGGGTTACGACGGCGTTACGCTGGATTACGTCGATCCATCCACCAACAAGAAATTTTACATTTACCTTCAGGTTGACGAGAACGGCATAACTGAGGTGTTGGACGCAACCATTAACGCCCTGCAAATCACGCTGGACGGATGCCGAAACTATGTCCAGGCATTAGACAGGGCATATCTTGAGGCGCGTAAAATCCTTTATTCTCGGGTCACTATGACAGTTAAGGTCCTGGAATCTACGCAGGTGGTGCGTGGCTCGGTTGTCCAGTGTCCTGATATGTACGACAACGCACAGCAGACGGGCTATCTGAAGGGGCGTAGCGGTGACGTATTCCTGACGTCAGAGCGTATTGATTTCTCTGCCGGTGAGATGTGGGTAGTAATGACCGACAGCAATGGCGATTATCGTGGCCGCTGGCGTGCGCTGCCGGTTGATGGTAATGCCAAAGCGTTCAGCGCTGCCGCCGATACGTTCGATCTGAACATATACGACCGTCAATCCGTTCAGTCACCCAGCCGCTACTTTATCGCCACAGACAGCGAACTCAACTCAACCGTGTGGCGGGTAGAAAGCGCGCGTCCAAACGGCGATGAAACTCAGACGCTTTCCCTGACAGAATATTCAGACGCAATTTACCAGTAGTAAACCAAAAAAATCCAACTTAGCGCACGTCCATCAGGTTAATTTCTGAGGGTTTCGTGCGCCCATAACAGGGCGACAACATGGCAATTCCGTTACCAAAACCTACTCAGAACCCGGTTCCAAGCACCGACATAAGAGATCATGTTTTTGCTGGGGCAAAGCTTGACGAATTTATTCACTCACTGGCAGAACAATTTATTGATCGTTTCGGTAACGGACATTATACGCTCGAAGGCATTAAGAATATTACCCTTCAGACGATTTACAACCTTGGATTTAATCCCAAGGGTTCGTTTCAGTCAGGAGCTTTACTTACTGCGGCCGGAGACATCATTCAGGACGAAACGAATCTTGTTTGGTATCGATGGGATGGTATTGCTACGTTACCGAAGAAAGTTGAACCAGGCTCAACTCCGTCAACTACAGGGGGTATCTCTAAAGGAGCATGGCAACCCGTAGATGTTAGCGATGTGTTAAGAAGGGAGCTGTTAGGTAATTCAGGAGCAAGTAAAATTGGGGTAATGCCTCAAGGTACTCTTGCGGAGATGCAATACTATGTCACACCTGATCAGTTTTCCTCATTATCTCCTGCTGGTAAATATGTTGATGAAAATACAGATTTTACTCTTCCTGTTAGAGCCGCAATTCGCTACGCATCAGAAAATCCTGGAATTTACGTCAGAGGAACTGATAAGGTATATTTAATCTCTCAGGCAGAGATCTTCGTTGGGGTGAAAAAGATTACGGGGCTAAAACTAAAATGCTCATCTAAAAATGGAGTCATGCTTTACTCACAGATTGACTCTGGACACGAAGGCTTAGAAATTAGTGACTGCGAATTTAATGCCAATGGTAACGCCAGAGGTGCCATATTGCTTTCTGGGGTTAATAATGGAATTGTAACAAGAAATAAGGTTTATGGGTTTAATGCCGATGGAACTGAGAGATATGGCATAAGGATTGGAACGACCAGTACAACCTCATTAAACTCCTATAATACTATCAGTGAAAACCACATTGTCATGCCTGTGGATCCAGATGGCGGCAAAGGTACAATTGGGATAGCTGGGATTTATGTTGTATCTCCAGTATTTACTGGGCAGGACGGAATGGTTGACTGGGATCAGTCTTACAAGACAGTCCAGTACACAAACATTTTTAGAAATATTTGTGAGGGTGGCACGCACAATATTCTTACTATAGGGCTATTCTCGGCTGATATATCAGAGAACTACTTGATCGGTGGAACCCACAGGAATATAAATTTAAGTAATGGTTCTGAGAGGGTATCCGTAAGAAACAATAACCTTATAAATACAGGAAGCGCAGGTGTTATATTTGGTGATTGCAGGTTTATTCAAATTATTGGTAACTATATTCAATCATCACTAACAGCAGCTTACACATCTGATGATGCAGCAATACAGTTTGCTCAAAGCTCTTATAATGTTGACGTGTTTAACAATACAATACTTGGCGACTGGAAATATGGTATTCATATTTTTAACAGCAAGTATGTCAACATCAAGGGTAACAGCATCGTTGCCTCAATAGCAGGCATAGCAATTGAGTCTTCACAATCTTTGACATTACCAAATGATGCAATCTACTCACAGCGTAGAAACATATCAACAGGCACAACCGGAGAGACATCTTTCTTTTCTATATCTGGCAACACTTTTACTCTTGGCCCTAATGCGTGCTCACACTATCTTTGTCAATTTGCTAACGTGGTCCTTGCTAATATATTTATCTCTGATGAGACTATAAATAATGCGGGGAACTCAAGGCATGTGATTTACTTATGCAACGCAAATAGCCTTATAAGTGGAATCCAGCTCTCATCAGTGAGGGCATACGATGCATCTGAGACAAAATACTACAGTGCAGCAGGTAGAATCCCATTTAAAAGCATTGACAATGTAACCGGCCTTGAAGATAACACTAGAGAGGTATCTTTTTCAGGTGATCAGTCTCCTTCGGTCTTATCTGGACCGAATATATACATCTCATCTGGAACCATCACCACATTTGATGATGGTATCAACGGGCAACATATAAGTATAAGAATGGCTGCAGGCGTGGTTATCTTAAACAACGCATCCTATATAAGATTAAAAGGAGAGTCTAACATAACGAGCACGTCTTCCAATTCTATACTTAACCTTGAAAGGCGTGCCGGGGTTTGGTTTGAAGTTTCGAGAAACTTTTGAAGAAAGCGCCTAAGCGGCGCTTCTTTAAGCAACCCTGAATTTTAATTTATACCCATTAAGCTTATATAGTAGATAAGAAAAAAACACTATCCATAATATGTATTTAGACGAAGCATATTGGTCATCCATTATTTGGAATATTAAAGGAAAGTATAATACTGAGCTTATGATGATACACATTTTATTTAAGGAGTTTCTAGCCAGCTGATGGACGGCGTTGTGAATTAACCCAATGAAGAAATTAAAAACGGCATATGCTATTATTCCATAATCTATAAAATGATACATGATAGTATATACATTGGTCTTAAAAATGTACTTTACATAAAATGGAAGAGGGGAGCACAAAGACTGATCTGTTGAGCACCAGTAATTGTCATAGCTTTTAAATTGCAGGCTATCGAATGAGAATATATTTGCGAACGTGTAGTTACCAATCGCGGCAGTAATTGAGTTTGTAAAAGTATTACTTTCCGACAGCTTGTCAAGGGCGAAAAGAGATGCAAACATAGCTATCATGAAAGTTGTGAAGACGATAATTACAAGCTTTACACTTGTTGGCTTGTAATATGTTCTTATGAATAATACAGGCAAAACAACTAACAGTATTTTTATTTTTGCCGTGGTAAAAATCGAGTACATTACAGCTAAAGCAAAATGAGTCGCAAACCTTTTTTTACTTTCCTTAGATGGGTTTAAATAGTACGCTATAGCTGAAATAAAAACAATCGGATAGATTATATAGTAAAGATAGCCAAAAATCCTGAATATAAAGTCAGGTGACCCATAGTTAATTATGGCTCTGATACCTATGTACCAGTTTGAGGATTGAGACAGCCCAACAGAATACATGTGAAACATTGCGTAAAACATTAGTAAGTACAATGGCAATGCTTTTTTTATACCTATTGAATTAACATTAATGTCTCTGGTGCTTCTGTTTGATAAAATCTTACCCAGCATGCCGCCTAAGAAAAACAAAGAACATCCAATCATAATCCAAAAAAGAGTCTGATCTGATATATCTCCAAGGTAACTTTCAAAGAAAGAGCATACCACAATATTAACTAACCAAATAGAAGTTATAATAATTGTTGGGGAGAGCTTTCTTTTGGTGAGTATTATCTCTACAAATAGAATCAACATCAGGAATACGATTGTAATATAAATCATATCGTTATACCTTAAATAAATTATCAAATACGTAACTTATGCTTATTAGCATAATTATAAATAATAATAATTCTCTAAAGCCCATGACAGTACCCTGCGAATAATTTAATAACATTATCATAGCATCGCAACGTCAAGCATGTTAAGAGTTATCTTACTCAAATCAGCTAGGTTTTTGTAATCCCATTACTGTAATAAGCCTAACAACACCAAAGACCGCATAGACGCTGAAGATTTACAAACGAGCCAGTTGATTTATCCCAGCCTTAAAACTACTGTATGCATACACAGTAATTATAAGAAGGAGAAAATCATGGCTCGCAGAAGTGACATTGAAGGTGAGTTTTTAAAAGCGATCAGCCGTGCCAGGGATGGCCTGGTTATCGTAACCACAGCCGATTTTATCCGTGAACTGGCCGCCGTTAACTGGCACTGGTCTTATGAAGAGGCTAACTGCTGGGTGAAAGTCCACACGGTGACGTTCCGGGATATAACAGCCGATCACGGTGAGAACAAGCTCTGGTTCCAGTTCAACCCGAACGGAGGGCTGTGATATGGGATTTCCTTCACCGGCTCAGGATTACGTTGAACGTAGAATGACGCCAGAGGCATATTGCCAGATCGACAACAACAGCCTGGTGATTGAGACATCATCTGGCTATGCCGTTATCAACCGGGCGTTACGCTGCCAGCAGAGCAATACCGTGCTGATTCAGTTCCACGGTCATTCACAGTTCGCAAAGTTGCTGGGTCAGGCATTCATCACCGATGACGGCGACGCGATTGAAGGTGAAGCGCTGGATGAGGTAAGGGTCGTTGGCGTGGTGACGTTTTTCATTCACCGCGCCGGAGAGGACGACTGCCCGGTGATGTGA